ATACCTTCTTTTAGATTTTATATTTTAAATTAATGTATTTAAAGTAAATTTTCTTAATCTATTTTAATTTTACAATATGTATGGACAAGCTATTTATATAAAAAAACTAGGGAGTAAAATTAATCCCTAGCCTTTTTATCTCCTTCTGATATATATTCCATGATATCCCCTGGTTGACAAGTTAATTATCAATATAAAGCATCAAAATTATAATAGGCTAAGGTATAAAACCTTAGCCTACTAATAATAATGGTACTATAGCTGTTGCTAATAATGCTCCTAATATAAAATATCCTAATCTAAGTAACATGCGTATACCTCTTTTTTAGAAGTATAAACTTATATTAGTATATTTATACATATTAGCTCATATCGGCTCATTATTTCTTGAATGTTTCTACATATTTAGGAGATGCTGTTATATATACTCCTGATTTTAATCTATACATATTAGTATCAGAACGTTTTACTTCTTCTATAACTGTATAAACTCCACCAGCAGTTACAATACCTATTGTGCTTTCTTTTGTAAAGTCTGGGCGACTATGCATATTTATATCTTCTTTTATCTTAACATATAGTGTTTTATTTTCTTCTTTAATATTTGGCAAAATATATTTTATACCAAAATACTCACAAATTGCTTTACAAACTGCTTCTGCACATTTCTCTTGATGTGATGGATTTAACATAAGTTTTGCTTCTTTTTCATAATCCATAAATCCATATTCAATCAATATTGCAGGCATATTTGTTTGTCTTAAAATAGCTAATGTAAATCCACTCATATCGACATCTCTCATCAAACCGTAGTTGTATTCATAGTCGATATCTGCTGCTAAATGTTTTACTGCTAATTTACCTAATGTTATTGACTTAGAAGAACAATTTTTAGTACGTAAAACAAGTAATCCTTTAACTTTTGTTTGCCAAACAGTTGCTGTTCCAGCTGCATTATAGTGGTTAGAAATTAATATATCTGCACCTGCTTTATTTGCTCTATATGATCTAGTTGCTAGAGGTACATCTGTTTTTCCTGTCATATCAGCAGTATACATATAGCCAATTCTACATCTAGTTAATGCTTTTGCTAAATACTCAGATATAGCTCTATTCCATTCATTTTCTTTAATTATTTCACCTTTTTTTCTAACTAAGACTCCATTAACATACAGATCTGAAGACAATTTTACAGAACGCTTACCTGGTGTACACATTCCATGTCCTGCATCGATTGCTACTAAATATTTACTCATTTTTTTCACCCCTTATTAAATTTTTAAAAGTTTGATGTAATCCAGTTGATGCAAGTCCTGATAACATACCGCCTAAAATTATTTCTGGACTTATATCTCCTGCTACCCAAATATTTAGAACACATCCAAGTATAGTCATTATACATGGTATATATTTATTATTTATAAAATCGAAACTTGTTTTAATTACATAGCCTATACATACACAAATTCCTACAACTAACAATACTATATAATCACCCAATATATTTAAGTCTAACATTTATTTTCCTCCTTCTGATAGTTCTGTTATCCTATGATGCGCTGATTTTGCTGAATCTTCTACTTTTGCCATTCTTTCTACTAAATTGTTATGCTTATCGACTCTATTTGATAGAGTATTTATTTCTTCTTTTATGCTCTTAATTTGTTCCTGCATAACTGCAGTTGTTTTACTATTCGCAAAGTAAGATCCTACTAATGTTCCAATAAATGCAATCGCCGCAACTATTACTTCTGTATCCATATTCTTCTCCTTTCTATATAAAAAGACTGTATTTCTACAGTCCTTTAAAAGTTTTATATATTAAATACATAAATATAATAATTTTACATTGTTATCACTTCCTTAAAATAATCCATTTTAATATTCTCCACATGAATGTTTTATTCTGTCTTTAAGTTCAGCTTTTTTACCATTATTCCAACGATCAGTGGTTCCCACTAAATATCCAGTTATTCTTCTAATTCTCTCAAAATCAACTGGTGCTAACTTATATTCTAAATCAGCATATCCTAATTTATCTAATGTTATCTTAAGATATTCTATCTCTCTATTGGGGTTATTTTTTCTTACATGTTTTATATAAGCTTCTATTTCTTCTTGTTCTATTTTAATTCCCTCTGGAGTTTTTATGTTAATTTGCATGTTAAATCCTCCTTTCTATAATAAAAGGACTGTATTTCTACAGTCCTTTTTATTGCGCAATCTTTTTAAATTGCGAATTATTTTTGGTAGTAATTTCTTTTATGGAATATTGATAAAATTTCATCATCAGATAATATTCTATTGAAAATTTTAAAATCAGCAATATTATACATATCACTATAAAAAGTAGTATCGTTATTACCAAAAACACAATCATAATCGCTTAAATTGAAATCAATCCAAGCAGATGCATTAACTTTAGTGGTGATAATTTTGTCAAATGATATGTGAGAAATAACTGGCAAATCATCATCTGATACTGTGAAAGTATATAAATTATAACCTTCACTACATAGAGATGCAATATATAATTCGATTGATAATAATAAATTATTATTGTTATATATAACTAATTTATTTTCTTTTATTGCAATTTTAAAATTACCAAATCTTATAATTGGATGTCTTGTAGTATCAGCTTTCATTTCTTCGTAACTTTTAGCTTTCATCCAAAAACTAAACGTAAATCCTTTATTAAAAGATAAATTTTTAAGTTTACCTAAGTTAAGAGATTTATCTTTTAAACATAATACATTGTCTTGGTGAATTTTACGTGGTAAAAAACTATCTTCAAACAAGTCAGCTTTATTATCAATTAAAGAATCTTCTACATATATTTCTTTCCCACTGATATAATCTTTAACTATTTTATTGTCAAATTTAATATGCATAGCTAAACCTTCTTGTTCTGTTGACATTTCATCACGACAATTTTTATTTATTAAATATCCAGTTTTTAATGTGATAGTTTTTCCAGTCGTAGGTATATCCCCCACATTTACATAAACAAGAGCATAAGCAAATTCTCCATCAAAATAACATCTAAGTGTATAATTTTGACCATATCCTGAAATTAACATTTGTTCTTCTGTTGCTCCCATAGGTGTCATTAAATCTGTAAAAAATCTTACACCAACTCCTGAAGATGTTGTTTTTATTGAATCATCAGCCCATATTGTTTCCCATGTTTCACCGTTATCTTCTGACATATATAATTGTGGTATTTGATTAGTACCACCTGCACAGCCACCTGCAATTAATTTATTTTTTCCTACTTTTACAATAGTTCTTACACCTTGTTTATTATTAGCGACTGTTTTATATAATTTATCATCAGAATAATTTGATGTTTTATATAAAGTAGCTCCGCCCAATATATTCGCTTCCCCACATCCTAAATAGAGATTTTCTTCGCAAAAATCAAAAGCATAATCTCTATTTCGATAAGGAACATCTAAATTTTCCCAAGTTTCACCGTAATCTTTAGAAATATAACATCTAGCTCCTTTGATATCTTGATGGTCAAAACCAACAAATATTTCAACAGGATTTGAATATTTGTTAATACTAATATTGTGAACATGTTGAACTTCTGCAACATGAAGTACTTTTTGAAAAGAAACACCATTATCTATACTTCTGTAAACAGTACCACCTATTCCATAAGCAGATTGATATGTACCAAAAAATAAATATCCATTTGGTGCTTCCTGCATATCTCCAAAACCTTGTGACTTTTCAGTTAAATCCAAACAAACTGTACCAGTCACATAATTATCAGAAGGTGTATAACGATAAACTTTATAATCATTATTATTCATTACATATAAATTATCATTAGAATCTATGAAAATGATATTAAGATTTTTACCATTTATTTCTCCACATAATTTTATCCATGTTGCACCGTTATCTGTGGATTTACAAATACCATTTTCGCCACCTCTATTAATTACAAGTGAATTATCACTAAAATGCAAGATACCTCTATCACTTGTAGTATAAAAACCATATTCTTTAACAAAATCATAATTACCATGATTCAAAATATGATAGTTTAATTCTTTATCACCATCAAAAAATCTCAATCCTTTAAAATCTTTATCGAAAACGTCACTAAATATTTCATTCCAATCGTTAGTATTTTGTATTTTAGATTTATGAAGTGCAAGTCTTATTGTTGCATTTTTAATAACTGTACGTTTACCAGGAATATTAATAGAAATAGAATTACCCTCAGAAATTTTAACACTTTCTAACTCACGTAAAATATTTTTATCCATTTTACTTTCTTTTAAATGATTAACATCATCTTGTAATGTAGTTGTACTTTCTTTTAAATGATTAACATCATCTTGTAATGTAGTTGTACTTTCTTTTAAATCATCTACTGATTGTATTTTTACTGAATCCTTCAATATTGTTTCTCTATTATATTCTATATACTCTGAAGGATATTCAGCATTTATTGTAAGCATATTATCATTAATCCACGTTTTTTTCCAATTTATAATTATGTAGTTAGCATCGGTTGGCATAGTTGCTTGCCAATATAAATTATCAACAACAGTATAATCAGACAATATCGCTTTATATCCAACCCTTTTACCATCCTTGTTGAAAATTTGACAAGGATTGTTAGCTAAGTCAGGGTTATATGTTGCCCTTATTATATCGCCTTCTTTTATGTTTATTTTGTACATATATCTAGTTTCATCTTGTATTATTGCAGTTTCGTTTTGTTGGTATTTATTTAATATTGCCTTTTCAATATTAAATAAATTTGTAGATTCAATTACATTTATAAAACTTGTCTTTTCTTCAACTACTTGTTTATCAACTATATTTTCTGTTAATATTGCATCTTTACCAACGACAGCAACACTACCGCCAGTCATAGCTTCTTTTATATCTTGTCCCATATTAGCCATAGTGAATATTGCATTTTTATCTGCTTTTGCATTAATACTAGATTTTATTTCTGTATCGTCATAGTTTTCTAAACTACTTAACTTATTTCTTTCTTCAGTTGTAATAGTTTTCTTCGCAATATCTTTAAATCGTGCATCTATCTGATTCTTTGAATAAGTTTCAATTTTTTTGTAATAATTTGATAAATCTATTGTTACTTCTCCACTCCCACCTCCTGTATTTCCGCCTGAACTTCCTGTATTTTCTCCTATACTTTCACGCACATCTGCTAATAGTAAGAATGTACTAACTTTCACATCATCCTTTTCTATAGTGAATAACATTTTTAGCGTTCCTGCTACCTTTGTTATAGAACTATCCATAACTGCATCGAAGGAATTATCATGTATATTTTCTATTACACCATCGTTTATTATTTCTCCATCTGCTCTTTTGTATTTTGCAGTAACAGAGCAACCAGCCAAATTAACTGGTTGCCCATCTTCATACACATTTATTTTAATTTTATTGCCCCTGTCTCCCTGCACTAATTTTATATTTTGAAATTTCTCTTGCTTCAAATCGCTATCTATATCAAAATCTCTCATGTTGCTGTTGCCACCTCCTAGCTATTTAATATATTCCAATAAGTTGAACTACGAATATTTGCATCATCATTATAGAATTTAAGCAAATTTATAAGTACGCCACCGTTACTGATATAATTCTTAAATGCAGTCTTATATTTAGTCAAACGCCCACCATTATATGCAATTCTCCAGGTGTCTGTAAAACTATAGTTTTGTATAGAACTTGTCCCCCATTCTAAAATATATACTTCAAATCGGGCAGGATTAGCATAATTGCTATAGCAAGCGTTGCTAGTACTTCCCGCAACTATGTCAAAGTCAAACATAGCGATTCCACTATCCGTTACAGTAAATATACCATCTAATGTAACTTTTGTTCCGTTTGCATTAGTCCAAGTTTGCCCCTTTAGACCTGGTATGTATATTTTTGTTCCATACGGGATATTTTGTGCTGCAACTGTTTTACCCATGTGTGTTCCGAGTCCACTTCGTCCAGAACTATTACTTTCTGTAGCTGCATAACAAGTACATCTTGCACCATGTAATCTATATACATAGTTGCGACCATCTATTGTCCCTTTTTCATTAAAACAATTTTTGTATTCTTCTTTCACAGTTGTTCCTCCAGTAGAACTTGCGCTATCCGCTTTGTCTAACTCAGGCAATCTTATAAAGAAGGCTTGTTTACTAAGATTGTACTTGCTATAAATGATGCCTTTCTTATATCCACTCGCCTCGGCAATATATCCATTGCCCATGTATATAGCAGTATGATGAGTTTTAACTGTAGCCATATTAGATGTTGTTACTGTATATCCGTTATTCGCAAACATGATTATATCTCCTGCCTTAGCTCTTGTAAACCCACTATCTGCGTATCTCCAGAATGTTGCACCATGTTGTTTTGCCGTAGCCTGTAAAGTTCCCATACTACAAGTTAATCCTTTCATATAGCTCATTCCAGCTTTTTCGTAACAACATCCCACAAGAGAACTACAGTCAAAACCGTATGTTACCCCTATCTGTACCCAGCTTGGTTGACTGTAAGTTGTACCACCTACTGTTTCACTTCTGCCCTTTATTGTAACCATATTATTAAGTGAAATTGTTCTCCAATATTGGGAGTACCACGCAGTATGAGCTGTACCCATATTTACTATTTTCATAGCTGTGTCGCATATCGTCTTACGCAAATCTGACACAACCGTATTAGTTCCTCCTGATGTTCCCCCACTAGAACTTCCTCCACTACTTGTAACCTTAGTGCTTGGACGAACCGCCAATACAATAGTACTAGGTTGTTGGTTTTTAACAAGGTCTTTTTTTAGTCCTACATACCAGCCATCTGAGTGTTTCTCTCCAGGATTACTCATCGCCGTAATTATTTGTGCATTTCCGCTACTATCTTGTCCTATGCAAATTGCTCCTGTGCTTATATATTTCCATCTAGTTGGATAGACATATGCTCCACTACTTGTTTTTCTTGCATAAAATAATAAATCACCCTTTTGTAAATTACTATAATCGCTCTTTACTTCAAAGGTTTGTCCCTTATTGTAAAAGTATTGTGCTATTTCTGCACAAGTTCTCGCAAGATTTGAACCATTTGTAGGAACTATTGCTCCTGTATATGCACTATTTTTAGCCATTATGTTATTTCTATAATTGTTAAAGTTTACTAAACTTGAATAAGGAGAATCTGTATAAGAATATCCCATAAGACAAAGTAACATTAAAGTAGATTCATCTATCATTTTCCAATAGTTCCCCGATGTAGATTTCTCCCATATACTATTTGTAGCCCCTTGCGTACCACTTGCACTAGTGTTACATGGTGTAGAATCTCCGTAAGTGAACCCGTTATCCCAACTTTTCGCTGATGTGTAATTATTTCTCGCAGTGTAGTAAGACTCTGCAAAAGATGCCACTTTTGCTCCATCATATAGCTCATTTGTTACTGTAGCTGTTCCAGTAGTTACTTTTACATAGGTTGTATTCCCTGAAATCCATCCGTATTCTCCGTTATAACTTATTTTATGCCATCCAGATGCACTATCGGTTTCTATAATATCTGCTATAAAACCTTTAGATACAACTCCTATCGAATTATAACTTGTGCCTGGTCCACTTCTCACATTAAGATTATCTGCTAAAACTTCTACTTTGCTTACAGTAGTTGTTCCATTTGGATCCCCAGATATAATTTCTACATATTCACTTTTATTTGTTATATATGCATAGCCACCTTCAAATTTTATTTTATACCAACCTGTAGCTGCATCCACTCCTACAATTTCTACTGTATTCCCATTTACAAGTAATCCAGCATATTCTCCGTCTGTTCCTGGAGTTTTACGCACATTAAGAGCATTAGCTAATATTTTACCTATTGCTTTTACATCTGTTCCAATGTCTCCGCTTTCTTCTCCTTTAGATGTTCCTACAATTACTAATTTTATATTATCTACGAGCAAATAGTTTTCAACTTCGTCTGATAGAAATTCCACAGAATACACTCCATAAGTTGCAATCTTATCCGCAAGGTCTTTCGGTAATTTTCTATCTTCTGTAGCATTGTAATCTATAATTTGTGCTCCACTTCCATCTCCAGTTAGTGGACTTGTTAACGGATCTAGTTTGTAATATGCTGTATATTCTCCGTTTCCAAGTTGGAATCTAACTCTCGGTATTGGAGCAGTAGTATTATTATCAGCTCTCGTCATTCGTAAGTACATATTATAATTTTCCAAAGTCTTCAGATAATCTCCCATCGAATCATCTGTGTCATTGATGAATACTGCGTACCCATGCATATATTTATAATCGTCTCTAAATTTTCCTTGTCCTACAAGATTCAGCATACTTGTTTCTTCGTTAACTCCATCGCCCTCGTAGTTTGTATACTGTTGACTTACTCCAAATATGGCTAGAGTATTTGTATTATCATCATTGCTAAAGGTATCTTGGAATTGTGAATCTTTTTTTACATATGTTTCAAAAGAGTTCACGACAGCAGATGAACCGTATACTTCACATGGTTCTGTCTCTGTGTAAGAAGGTACTTGAATGGATGAACTAAAAATACTTCCACTCGCAAGCGTAGCAAGTTTGTTAACATTACCTTGACAATTAACTAGAAGTATTTTCGAAGAATTATATCCGTCAGCTATTTTATCCAATTTGCTTATATCACAATTTGTAACCTCTAATAGATTACTATCTGCACATCTGAAACCTACAGAATCTGTTGTATTTCCTCTTATACGAAGTCCATCAAACCTAACATGACTATTATGGCTAAGCTTTAACCCTGCTACATCTTTAATTTCTACGCATCCTAATGATGAATTTAATTTTCCAGATTCATTATAAGAATCTAGGGTATCCGTTCCGTTGTATTCTGAAGAAGTTATATATATTCTACATCTAGTATCTTCAATGACACTGCCTTCTTTTACTTGCAATAAAGCATCTTTCCCTAAATTTATTTGAAGTAATGTCCCATAAAAATCTTGCAATACAATTTTCTCTCTAACTCTTACTCCTTCTTCTAAGTTAATATATATTGCATTAAAAAACATACATCCATCTTCTTTTAAATTTCTTAGAACAGTTTGAAGGCTGTCTGCTTTATTTGCTTCATCTCTTCCTGAACCGTCTCCTGTAGCAATTTTCCCAACATAATAATCTTTAGTCCATCCTTGTTGTCTATCTATTATTTGTGCACTCGGATAGTGGTTAAATCTCCCATCTACAGTCATATTAGCAAAATGCGCTCCACTAGCACCTATATCCGCCAGTTCATTCCCGTCTTTGTCTAATATTCTAAAACCTTCCTCGTCCATTACTGTCCTACCTACAAGGGATTCATTTTGGCTCTTATGTAAAATCTGAATGCCTTCCTCATCTAGCTGTATTGCCCCTTCATTTATACGCACTTTACCATCGCTTGATACAGAGAATGTAATATCTCCGTTTCCGTCTGGCACAGTTATATTTCTAGCATCTATATAAGTACCTTTTAATTTACCGGCATTTATTACATCAGCGTTTAAGGATTTTATAAGAGCACTTTCTATTGCAGCATTTTCAAATATTTCTGTCCCATCTTTGATTTTATAAGTTGTAGCGCTTACTTGCTCGGAAAATGCTGTACTTTGTCCATGCGTATTAGTACATCTTGCTCTATAATACCAAGTTTCATTAAAATTCACTTCATGTAAGAAGGCACTGGCATGGCCCTTAAATATTAAATTATCTTGCGTAGGATTAAAATTTTCTAATTGGCTAGCATATATTTCATATATGTAATATGTTTTACTTTCATAAGTCCATACCAAAGATACACTTGCAAATCCTTCTCTTTCTACAGTTAATATTGGAGGATCTGGTAATGTATTAGGGAAATCTTCATCTTTTACTTCATCTTTATCAGAAGAACTAGAATTATCCCCCACTGTAGCATTTTCTGAATTTATATCACTCATGCTAGGTAATATATAACCCATTGTAATTATTCTAGTTTTATCCTTAATACTTTGTTTTTCTTGTATAATTCTACTTTCAAAATCTATGTCATAGTCATCATCTAATATTATTACTGTATCACCTAGTTTGTAACTATAATGTTCATATCCTTCTACATCCTGTATATCATCAACATCAGCTTCATAATTGACTTTAGGTTCTTTTGTTTCTTGTAGTTTATTATATGTTGCTTGTAATAATTCGGTTGTATCTGTTATATCTTTATTTTCATATATACCTTCTAATCTGCCATATTTTCCTATAGAATCCAAATCCTCAATATATTTTTGACCAGAAGGCTTGTCACATGGATTTCCATTTGCTATGGACCAAACCACATCAGCAAAATCAATCAGCCTTGTATATCCCCCTGTTTCTTCTCTGGTTTCATCTGTTGTAGGTAAACTTGCACCTCGCCCATATAGCACATTATAATGTTCTTCATCAGCTATATTTCTTTTTATTTCTTTTACATTTGTGTCATATGTAAATCTTAGTCCACTATCTTGGCCTAATCTATTTAATATATCTATATATTTACTTAATGTATTAGTTAATGTATTAGCATCTTCATTAAATTCTATTCTAGGTCTTATTTCTCCACCAAATTTTTCTGCAATATTATTAAGTGCCTTCCAACTAGAAATATAATAAAAATTTATATCTACATTAGTTTCAAATTCTCCTATAATACCTACATTATAATTTGTATCTTCTAAAGCTTTTGTAATGGCCTGTAAACAGGTCCCATTTGTAATCCTTTTGTCTGTAATAATCTTGCTATTAGTACTATAATAGTCATGTATGCAATATAACTCTTTTATATCATCGCTAAATATAGTATCAGTAATTTCTTTTATTATAAACAGTTGAAATTCTCCGTTTAAATCAAAAAAACCTAATTTATTTTCTTTAATTAGGTTTTTACTCAAATTTATATTAAGTTTTATTTCATATTTATAAGTGGAGTTAATCTGTCTATCCATTGTATCTTCTTCAGTATCGCTAAAATTTAAAATTTCTAGCATATTGTCATTTTTATCAAAGATATATAGCATATTAATTAACACCCCCTTATATATATCTATTTCTGTATTTTATTTTCACATCGGCATTACCTGTATTTAATGTATATATATTTTCACCCTTAGCCAGCTTATGGAATCTACTATCTAATGTCAATATTTGCATTTTTACAATGTTATTTACAGTAATTTTTTTAGTTTTCATATCTATAATAATTTCATCGTCAGTTAAAAAATTATGTTTTAACCTAATATAATTATTGTATTTACTATTACTAACACTTAATTTTAATTCACTGCATGCATTTGTAACTTTTAAAATTATTGTTGGATATACTTCTTCCGATGTACCCATGTAATTTATTTTCATATTACTGCTTTCGTATTCTATTAAATTAATTCTATCTGGATTTAAAATTAAAAAATCAATCTCAAAATTAGCCGTATAGTTATTCGGTTCTAAATCTGGTGCATTATTAACTATAGCTTCATAATAATAATCTCGTCCTGGTAACACAAGCTTTGTTGCCTTCCAGTTATCACCTTTTAACCATTCATTTAGTTCAGTTATTTTATTAATGTCCATCAGCATTTTAAATCCTTTTTTTACTGTGCAATACACTTTTACTATTTTTGTTCCAAATTCGGTTTTCTTATATTTAGAGCCATAGTTAGAAGATATTACAGTATTGGTTATATCCCCGATTAGCGGTTCTTCTATTTTCGTTATAATAACAAAATCTGGGATAGGTTTTTCATTATAATATAACTTATACAACTGTAACATCTCCTTTCAATTTTTTATTTCTATTTATAAGAGTTTGCAATTTTTTATCTATAGCATCTGTTAATTTATTAAGATCTGATTCATTTTTAACAGTAACATCACCAAAATTAATATTAACATTATAAGTATAAGGCTTAGTTTCATTAAATTTCTTATCCAAATACTTATAAAAATTATTAAGTGGTAGGATAGCTTCTGGACCAGCTTCTCCACCTACCATAGCTTTATTCCCATTTATGCCAAATAATGTAGGTTTCATCATAATCCCACCGTCAGCATAGTAACTAACTGAAAATTTAGGTACACTTGGAGGATTTATACTTAATTTGCCGCTTATCTTTATATGGGGCAATTTTATCTTTGGTAAGCTTAAATGGCAATTACTAAAAAAGCTTTTTATATTATTCAATGCATTAGATACTATAGTTTTTGCATTATTCATAACATTGCTTATGGTACTTTTTATAACATTAAATTTACCTGAAACTACGCTAGTAATACTACTACAAATATTGCTTATGGTAGATTTAATACCATTCCATATTGTTGTTACAACTGTTTTTATTCCATTTAAAATAGTTGTTATAGTAGTTTTAAATGCATTAAATTGTGCTGTTATTATTGCCTTAATTCCATTTAAAATTGTAGTAAATACTGTTTTAATACCATTCCATATTGTTGTTACAACTGTTTTTATTCCATTTAAAATAGTTGTTATAGCAGTTTTAAATGCATTAAATTGTGCTGTTATTATTGTCTTTATTGCATTTAATACTGTACTAAATACAGTTTTTATTCCTTCCCATGTGGTTGTTACAATAGTTTTTATTACATTTATAGCAGTAGTTATAATTGTTTTATAAAAATCAAAATAAGTTGTAATCGCTATTTGTATTACATTTAATACAGTAGTGAATACCGTCTTTATTCCTTCCCAAATTGTAGAGATTGTTTCTTTTATACCATTCCATATTTCTGTCGTTGCTACTTTTATATTTTGCCATGCATTAGAAACTGTGCTTACTATATTATTCCAAATTTCCGTTGCTTTGGCTTTTATAGTATCCCAGTTTTTATATAATAAAATTCCTGCAGCAACTAATAAGCCTATAGCTGCTATAACAAGTGTTATTGGACTTGTTAAAAATGCCATTACAGTACTTAATGCCGTAGTAGCAACCGTTAGTCCTGTTGTAACCCCTGTTGCTATAGCTTCTGCAGCATACATTGCAACTATTGCTACAGTTTCTGCTCCACTTGCTACTGCACTCGCTATTTTAGCTGCATTATAAGCCAATATTGCTACTGTTAAAGTTCCAATTGCTACTCCAAGTAAAGCTAATGCTGTTTGATTTTGTGATGCAAATGTTTTTATTGCTTGTAATCCATTTTTAAATCCATTTATTACTCCTGTTACTACTGAAAAAGCAGCTGAAAATCCTCCAGATAAATATGAACCAAAAGCTTGTAAAACTGGAACCCCTGTATTTGCAAACCAATTAGCAAAATCACTTAGTAAAGGTAATAGTTGCTCTCCTAAAGGAAGTAATAAACCTACTTGAATACTTCTCTTTATACCTTCTAGTGCACTTCCTATATCGTTATATTTTATATTTTTCACATCATTAATAGATTGTTTTGTTTTATCAAACTCTCCATTAATATTCATAAGTGCCTTTACTCCATCTATTCCTAAGTCTTCCCACATAGTTCCGAATAACTGTGTTCCTATTGTATTTTGTTCTAATGGATCTTTTAATTCAAATAGCTTCGTCATTATTTCACTGGTTGCTTTTTTAGCACTATCTCCACCTTTTGCGAATTTTGCTGTCGTATCATCTACACTAAGGCCTAATTGTTTTATTGCATCATCTGCAGTCCCATCCTTCATTCTAATTCCAAATTCTTTTACTGCATCTCCTAATTTATCTACTGAAAATGTTCCTGCTTCTGTCCCATTTTGTAGCATATTAAACATTTCTTCAGCAGAAAATCCAGCCTGTCTAAAATGTACAGAATATTCATTGATTGTATCAAGTAAATCTCCGTTTTTATCTAGCCCATTTTGAGCTCCTTGCGTAATTAAATTAAATGCCTCATCTGATGTTAATCCAAACTGTTGCATCATCATCTGTGCAGACCTTACACTCTCATTAATATCAAAATCAAATGTATCTCTAAGTGCAAGCGCACTTTCTGTTGTAGTTTTAAGCGAATCTCCCATTAATCCAGTCTGCTTTTGAACCTCTGCCATTGCATTAGCAACATCTTCAAATGATTCACCGTAATTGTCTGCATATATTTCTTTCATGGTTTGGGATAGACCTTTCATTTCTTTATCAGTCGCACCGGTTGATACTTGCAATTGATTACAGGCCTTTTGAAATTCACTACTGACATCTACAATAGACTTTCCTACGGCAACTAATGCTGTACCTGCAGCTGCACCTAAAGCTAATCCTATTTTCCCTATATTAGAAATCATATTGCTAAATTTACTAGATGTATTTTGTGCAACTTTATCAACATGATTTAATCTTTGTAAGGCTTCTTCATCTTTTATTAATATCGTTCCAAAGAGTTTAAATATTTCCATTATTTAACCTCCTTTTCTTGAAATATAGCCATAACATCTTTCATTTCTTCCATTACTTCTTCTACACTCGCAATTTTAATATTGCCATCATCTCCATAAGAGTTTCTCATTACTCTTCTTTTGTACTCTTCAAAGCTTTCAAAATTTTGTTTATCCATATGTGAAAAATTAACTAGATATAAATCCCATAGTTCTTCTTCTTTTTTCTTCTTATCTATATATTTCAATAACTTTTCAAAATCTTGAAATTCTAAATCTAAGACATAATCTATATTCGAGTATCTAGAAAGCAGTAAGTCAATTATTTCGAATCTGTTAATTTGCTTACTGCAGCGAAAAAAGCCGATAAATTATTTTCTTGTCCTATTTTTCTTATTATTTCTACTAAATCACCTAAATCTAAATTAGAAAAAGCTTCTGGAGTCATTCCTGCTATATCTGCTAGAAATTCATATACATCTTCTTCTATTTCATCTAAGTTTTCTATTAAAAAACATAATATTTCTGTTCCGTATAATTCTACCTTATCTTGTTCTTCTAAATTTTTTTCATTTGCAGTTTTTATTATATTTTGTAATGAATTTTTATTATTTAATTTTTTCAAAATTTTGCTAAATTTAAATATATCTCTAGCTTTTAATTTTCTTATTTCTAAGTTCATTTTTTACCTCCATAAATAAAAAAGAGTCTAGGAAACTAGACTCTTTTTATTATAGTTTTATTCAGTTGCTTGCGTTTTTTCTTGTTGATCATTTTATTGTGTTGCTACTCCCCATTCTATTTCCCATGGTTCTGTTTCTAATTCTCCCTCTGTAAAACAAGCTTCATATGTCAATTTATTAATAACTTCTGATTTATCTTGCATTTCCCAATCTATATTTTCTAAATTTATTGCATTTTTCACAGTTATTTTAACCGGTTTACCTTCTCTAGTTTTGCCTGTCCATGTAACTGCATCTTGATAATCAGTATCTTTTATTGTGTGATCTCCTGTTATTTTTACAGTTCCAGAAGTAGCTGTGTCTACATTTAACCCAGGATAGTATGTTGCAAAATCTTCTGGTACCACTGTCAATTGATTTATTTCCAATTTTGCTTGTGAACTATCTATTACAATATTTCCTTTTATTGCCCCTGGGTACCCGTCCGCCTCTATTTTTCTATATTCTCTTTCTACCGTAAATTTACCGCCCCCTCTTGTAAGGGCTATTACCTTTGTCCCTATAGAAAATATACCATGCCCTAAAAGTATAGTATTACTTTTTAGTTCTCCTGCCATCTTTTTACCTCCTATTTAAAATATGTCTGTAATTCAAATCGTAACTCTCTGCATCCTACCTCATCTCTAGATTGAGTAGAATTTTGTCTAGTATCTTGATATACTACAGTATTTATCTTTTCATTATCTATAATTTTGTGGTCCAGTATATCTTTTATTTCGTCTGTTATATCCTCTATTTCTGTAGTATCTTCATTTTCATCCCATATTTCAACAACTAAAGTATCTGTATATTTACTGTATTCTTCATATCCATTTTGTATAAAAAAAGTTATAAAAGGATACTCAGCCTCTTCATCAGCTTCAATTTGATATACTTGATTGTTTACCTGTTCTACCTGTTTAAGGATTTTTAAAATTTCTTCAATAAGACTATTCATTATTCTTCCCCATCCAATTCTGAATAACTTGCTTTTACCAAAGTCTGTATTATCCCTATATTTTGTTCTACTGTCGGTAAAAATGTTTCTTCTTTTCTTATATTTTTATTTCCTCTCTCAAATGCTGGTTCGTAGAAATTTTTAGTCCCAATTTGCAAGTCTTTTTCTCTTTTTCTAGCCCAATATTGAGTCCCTTTTTTCATTCTACCTGTGCGTTTTCTTTGTCTTCGTTTTGTTTCCGATACTAAAAATGCACCTATTTTAGGTAAAAACTTTTCTGGCTGTTCTCTTATTTTCTGTTTACATTTTTCAACTTTAGAAATATAGGATTTTTGGCTAGTTCTTTCTGTTGCCATTTTATTCGACTCCTTCTAAAATCAATTCTATTTTATCAGCACTTGTTTTATAAGTTCTAATTATCTTATATTCAACTTCTTTATATTTAGCTAATAATTCATTCCCATATTCAATTGAATATACTTCAAATCGTAACTGTGGTTTTAAGCCTACTCTTTCTGCTTGATAAAACTCGTTCTGTGTTATAGATTTTTTATTAGCAAATATTTTTTTATATGTTTTACTTTTTATTGTATTACCAACTTGATTAACTTCGTTCTTAAACGATATAAGTTCTATAATATCATTCATTTTTATAATCTCCACTTAAAGCTAAATGTTGCTTTAATAAATCATATGATTTATTATATTTTTCACTATCTTTATTATCTAATCCGAAGTTTGCTTTACAATATAAGATAATAGCCCTTTTTATAAGGCTATCATCTTCATCTATATTCGTAATTCCACTAAGTTTTAAATCTGATTTACATGCATTAATCAAATCTCTTAACTCTTCATCGAAGCTATCAGTACTTATTCTAAGAGCTAATTTTATATTATTCAACATCTAAACCACCTACATTCTATGATGCTGATTCCTGTAATAATGCAAATGCTTTAGTAGTTAATATATCTCCATCCACTATAGAATATGTCATATAGTCAGTCTTTCTACCTTTTACATGTTCTTCTTTATATAAAGATACATTTTCATTTATATTCATTACATAGGCTTTTTTAACATTTCCTATAAGAACTTCACCATCACCTATAGAATCTTCCTCTTTCAATACTTTACCTAATATTCTTCCTACTCCTCCACTTGTAGGATCTGGTATAAATATCGGTCTCCCTGTTGTATCTTTTATTTGCGCCAAATGTGTCCATATTGTCTTATTATTAGCATATATGCATGCTCCATTAGAATATTTACCTATTGTTGCCATAGCTTCAGTCAATGAATCATAACTTACTTTTCCACCTTTTGCATATTTAACTATTTGTGGTGTACTTGCTTCAGCTGCTAAAGCTGTTTTTATACCTTTAGGTTGTGCTTTAAACGAATCTGCGCTTCCTGGTTTACCTTTTCCTACATATACAGCTTTTCCTAGTGCTGCACCCATCTTCTCAGCAAGAAGTGTAGTTATATATGGTATAAATTCTTTTGTTGACATTTTTTGTAATTTCCAAGATATAGTTATATCTTTTGCAAGTTCACAACCAGTAAGTTTTAATTCTCCTAATTCAAAATCGCCCTCTGTTACTTCTGTTGCCTCATCATACCATGCTGCATCGTCTCCACTAGATGTTTCTTTTATTATTGTTAAATCCCCTTCTATATAAGTAGGTGCTACATCTCCAAATAGTGGATATAGTTCTCCAGCTTCTCTCCAAATACCAGCCCTAACAGTTTCCGGTATTAAAATTTGATTATCTTTTGCAGTTTCTGTGGCATTTCTAAAATCAAAATTTATTTTATTAAATATTTCATCTTCCTCTTCTGTCATAGGTTTATTTTGCATATTTTTTGCCCATGCAAAAAGATATACCTCTTTTTCATCCTTTTTATTATCTTCCCCTGTGCTTACTACCTTATTGAAATTCACCTTATTTTGTGGTTCTTGTATATTTACTATAGGTGCTGGTATAGAAACATTATCTATTAATGCATTTAAATTTGCCTGTGCTGTTGCAGCTTCCTCGTATTTATTATCTAAGTCTTCTATTTCTTTTTTTATTGCATTAAATTCTTCTATTTTCCCTTCATTTAAAAGGCTTTGTGCCTTTTCGATTAACTCATTTCTTTGTTTAAAATATTCTGCTCTAGTCATGTTTATTTTTACCTCCTCTAAGTTTTAAAAGTTCTAATTCTGCTTGTGCTTTTTGCATTAAAAAATCAACCTTTTCATTATTTAAATTAGGTTGACTTAAATTAATATCTTTAATTTTTTCTAATTGATCTAATAACTCTTTCGGAATACTAGAAAAAGAGTTATATAATCCTTTTAATTGCTTATTTTTTATGTTTATATTGGTATTTCTAAACATTATTTCATCTATCATTCCTAGCTCTAGTGCCCTTTCAGCAGTTAGCCAGGTTTCATTATCCATTAAATTTAATGCTTCTTCTTCTGTCATACCTGTTTTATCTATATATGCATTTGCTATTGTCATATTAGCACTTCTAAGCATCTCTGCAGTATGTTCCATAACTCTATAATCTCCACCTACACCAGATGTTGAAACATTATGCACCATCATTTGCCCTGTAGGTGACATCTTGCTATAACCTGCCATTGCTATAACACTTGCTGCTGATGCTGCCAGGCCATGTATTTCTATATTTACATTTCCTTTGTAACTTCTAAGTGCTGTATATATTTCTGATGCTGCAAATACACTTCCTCCTGGAGAATTTATTTTTACTAATACATCTTCTCCATTAGCTTTTTTCAATGCTTCTAGTACATTCCTAGCACTTGTATAACTCCAACCAATCCAATCATATATCCATTGATTATCATCTTCTATAATGTCCCCTTTTACTTCTATATCCATTATTATTCACCCCCTTCTACTCTTGCTGTATCTAATCTTCTAATAGGCTGGTCTCCACCAGCTATAGGACCCATATTTAATATTTTTCTCCACTCATTTGGTGTTAATGCCCCACGGTCTACCATTTGAGAAAGATTTAATTTTGTTGTCATAGAAGCATATTGTAAATTAGCAGCTTCAAAAATAAATTCATTTCCAAAGCTTCTCATTCTAGTCGTAAGTAATTTTATATTATATTCATTTACCCAGTCTAGTGCTGTCGGTTCTATCTCAGATTCATAATATGCATTCCACTCATCCTCAGTATATTTGCTTTGTACTATCCTTTCATTTGTATTGTAGTAATTATATAACCTTTGGGTAGTCCTATCCATTTGTGCAGCATTTGGAACATAGCTTTTATATTCTACTTGCTCTACATCATATTTTGCATCTGCAGCAGCTGCTCCATAAGTATCTGAATTTATATTTAAAAAATTATCTATAAATCTTTTAGTTTCTTTCTTTATATCAGCTTCTTTTAATACTTGTTTAAATTTCAATAACCATTGAATTACATTACTATTTAAAATAGCATTTTTTATTCCTTGATCAGTGACATTTACTATTTCCATAAGTGGTAGCAATATATCTGTTTGTATTGTTCCAAATACATCATTATTATTAAAATCTCTTCTTAGATGTATTATTTTATGATATGGATAAGTTAATGAATTTCCATTAGTTAAAGTGAATCTAAGATGCATTATATTATCAATATATTTTACCTCTGCAGAATAACAATTAACTGGATATATTTCAAATGGTATTGCATTTTCATCATCCACTATAATAGCAAATGCATTATTATTCAGCATTAACTGCCAGGTCATTTTTTCTCTAAACTTTTGTCCTGACATTAATGGGTTTGGCTTGTCTAAAAGTTTTTTTATATAGGCATCAGGATTAACTACAAATTCTTTTTCATTATTTCTAATATGTTTTATTTCTCCTTTACCCATTGCTTGTACTTTAGTTCTTATTAAACTTGTTATTATATCACTTTTATATAATTTGCCATTCCAACTATAAAATCCATTTCCAGTAGTTGTTACTAATTCTATTTTTGTTTTTGCCGGGGCATCTGTATTTCTACTTTTATTTTTTGATTTAAATAATCCCATATTTTACACCCCCTTTTAAATAAGATTTTTATACTCTGCTTCATGTCTAGACTTTAATATTGTATATGCATTTAATAATGCTGCTCCTAAGTCTATCCTTCTGCGTTGATTATTTGTTTTGCATGGTTGAATATTTCCATTCTTATCAATGTCTACTGCCATATTAGACAGACACCATTTCATAACTGGATTATTATTATAATTTACAATCTTTTTTTCTAAATCAGCTTTTAATTCATACATTGGCGCTGATAAAGTTTTTTTACCTTGAAATACTTTTTCCATTGCTTCTTTTCCAAAGTAGCCTTCCATTTCCTCAACCCAATAATCAGCACTCCAAGCATCATATCCAATCCACGGCAAATATATTTCTAATTCTTCTCTTACTTCTAAATACCATTTTGTAATATATTTTGGGTGTACTTTATTACCTGGTGTTGTTCTTATATATCCTAAATCTCTCCAAGTATCATATGGTATTTTATCTTCTTTGCTTCGTTTTTCTAGTAAATCTTCTGGAAGCCATGCCATACATATACAATAAATAGTATCATCTCCAGGTAGCATAAAAAGAACAACAGCTGCAGTTAAATCGGTTGTCTTTGATAAATCTGTCCCACCTATGCCATAATTAGGCTTTAATTCTAATACATCAAAAGTTGATTTATTATTTAATTCTTCAAATGTCAACCAAGTTTCGCCTTCTGTTTGTCTTATATTAAAGTCCTTGCATAATAAATTTTTAACTAAAAGTGAATTTGCCTTTGCTTTGTTAACCTTCGACCTCAACTGATCTATTTTTTTGATAGTTCCTAATCCTGGATTTGCTTTTGGCCAATATTCTTCTTCTGTCCACTCTTTTCTATTATCTAGTTCATAAACTATAGCTAATAATCGTTCATTTTTATACCCTTCCTCATCCTCATATCCATTTATAGTCATCTCTATTTCATCATATTTAATATCATAAATAGACTCCCTAATTGTTCCTGCTGTAGAAGTTATAAAAATTAGAGGTTCATCTCTTGCACTTGTACCGTCTACAATTACATCATACAGATTTTTATCTTTCCAAGCATGTATTTCATCTAATAGCGCCCCATGAACGTTAAGTCCATCAAGCGTATCTGAATCTGACCCTAAAGGTTTAAAAAAAGAATCGTTAAAATCACTATTCATTTCAGCTACTAAAGGTTTAATCCTTTTTAGTAATATCGGTGATTTTTTAACCATTCTTTTTGCTTCTAACCAAATAATTTTCGCTTGGTCTTTTTTAGTAGCAACTGCATAAACTTCTGGACCAGCCTCTCCATCAGCTATCATCAAATACAGACCAACTGCACTTGCAAGTGTAGATTTTCCATTTTTTCTAGCTACAATTAAAATTACTTCTTGATATTTTCTAGTTCCATCTATTTTATGTACTATACCAAAAGTTGCAGCTACTAATGCTTTTTGCCATAATTCTAATAAAAATGGTTTACCTCCCATTTTCCCTTTTGAATGCTTACAATACTTCTCTATAAATGTTATAGCATGATTTGCTTTTCTGGAATTATATTCCCACTCACTCTGTTGATCATGTATTAACCTGTATAATTCTTTATATACCTTAAATACTTTTTTACTTACAACTACTTTTTTATCTTTAATTTGATACCAATATTCTATAATAGGATTATACGACAACGGATAGTTGAATACTTTATTATCCGTTTTTTGCATTTACAAACTCCTCAAATCCATCGTCTATTCCTTTTGGAATATCTTTTGGAAGTAAATCAGTAAGTTGTTTTATAACACTAGAATAATTTTTTATCATTGTATTATAAATCTCTACCTCTGAACATTTTTTTACTCCCTTTTGATTAGCTCCATTTTGATACTCTTCTGTATAACCCTTTTCATTGATTATTTTTTGTAGGTCTTCTAAACTTATAGCCATAAATGCTGCATTCATAACCAACTTTTCTACCATTTTCTTTTTCTTTTCCTCTATTTCCTTAAACATTCTATTTAGTTTGTTTTTTTCTTGATTTATTCTATCTTCCTTAGTTTTTTCTTTTTTTAAAGCCATAAGTTCACCTCCTTGACCTACACCCCCCTTAGAAAATTCCTGTGCATTTTTTGAAAGTATCCCGCACGGTTTTTCATTGATAATAATTA